CTTCTTGTGTTTGTGCTTCTAACTTTTTTAACTTTTCTTCTGCAGCGCCTGTTACTTTTTTACCATCATATGTACCTGCAGTTACTGCATCTGGACCACCAGCATCAAATGATTTAGCGTCAGTGGTGTCACCTTGTGCTACGCTGTCTAGCTGACCAGTACCATCTTTAATAAACTGATTGTCTTCTACTTTAATTTTATCAGCTATTACTTTAGTACCAGCTTCTTCAGATATAGCAGAAGAAGGATCAGTAAATCTATCTTTAGTTAAATCTTTAACAGTTCTTTGAGTAGCTTGATATGTTTCTTGTAAGTCAGCAACACGTTCTACATCATCTGCTAGTTGCTCTACCTTTTCATCAACAAGTTCTGCATAGTATGTATTGTCAGGATTGTCTTCTGCTAGTTTTTGTAGTCTACGTAACTCTATTTTCTTTTGGTCTACTGCATCACTAGCTGCTGTATATTCCTTTTCAATATTTTCAATGTCAGATGTAACACCTGTTGTTGTAGTGTCACTAACATAGTCTTTGTATTCTTTTACATCTACTTCATATTCTTCTAATTCTTTATTATAAGGTTTAAGAATTTCTGATTCTTTAAAATCATTAATAAACTTAGGAACAGAAGTATCTAGTGCCTTTTTTATACTAGCTTCATTAACAAACTGAGATTTTAAAACAGTACCATCGCCATAAGTAACAGTCCAATTTTTACTTTTACCTGTAAGAGTATAGTCTGTTAAATCTTTAGGGAATTTATTAGAGGCAAACATTGCCTTAAATTCAGCACCCATCTTACCATTAGGGTCAATAGCTGTTGACGCATTGTCAGCAAAAGTTTTTGCAAACTCATCAAAGCCTTCAGGTAACTCTGGGAGAGTAGGTGGTTCAACAGGAATAGGTGCGGGTCCGGGCATCGGGCCGGGAGGAAGAGCATCAATAGGCATAGTTGTAATAGGAGGTTCTTTATAAACACTACCATCCATATTTTTTTTAGTGCCATCTGGGTCAAAGTATGTAGTGTAATCTTCTTCAGGTTCTGGTGTTACTATAGGAGCAGGTACAGGAGCTACAGGATCACGAGGATCAACTGGTGCTGCAGCAGCTTCTTGACCAGCTAAGGTAGTTACACGGCGTGGTCCTTGTAGTGGTACGGGGGCTACAGGGTCACGAGGATCAACTGGTTGTGCAGGAGTTGTACTATCTACTTTAGTATTAACAACAGGAGTTGCAGGTGTTACTGGAGGATCTATAGGTGAAGGATCGGCAGGAGTTGCAGCCTTTGCAGTTGCAGGAGTACCATCTGCATTTGTAAGCACACCCTTCTCATTAAAGTACTGTGAATAGTCAACAGCACCACCATTGGCAAACTTACGGACCATACCACCATTAACCATTTGAAGAGCCTTTTGTTGGTACATACCCATCTGTTGCATCTTATCAGGATTTTGATTTAAGTAATCGTTAAACTTACTCATGTCACCTTGATACCCTAGAGTACCTGCAATACGTTGCATAGCTTCAGGTTTAAATCCTTTGAATTGTTGCATTTTTTATTTACCTTTATCCATTAACTGCTTTATCTAAAACCCAGATCATTACAGCAGATCCTATAGCAAAAAAGAATACTGTTGTTACAATTGAAATTACCCAGAATAGTTTATCTCTTGCTTCAGCTTCTTCTTCTAGTGCTTTCTTTTGCCTAGACCTAGCAGCAGCTTGCTCTTGTACAACCAAGTCCCACATACCCGGTGGGCCATATAGTCTGCAGCAAGACCTGAGTTCTTGTTGAGCTTCTTTGTGAGCCATCTTTGCCTGTGCTATTGCAAAGCCTTCTTCTTCTGAAGATGTAAGCCTACCTAGTGGGCCTTTGTGTCTACCTTGTTCTGCAAGATTTATGTCAGCTTCTAACTTAGCTAGTTTACCAAACTGAGGCAGTAAACTTGAGGCATCTTTTCCTGCTTTTATGGCAGCACTTACAGACCCTGCTATCTTAGTAACTGCACCAGCTAATGCTAATACTTCTATCACGACAGTAATCCTTTTGTTATATAATTACCATCATCTACATAAGTGATGTCAGGGTAATTGTTGTCTGCTAGCCATCTTTTCTACAGACATACGAATGGCTTTTATGTTCTCATCTATTCTAGCCATAGATATAGCTTGCCCATGTACTGCGTCTTCCATACGGCCTAGTCTTTGTTGTACCTCTACAATCTTAGAAGCATTAACTTCTATGTCAGAGGTCATTGTACTTACAGTCCAAACGATAGCTGCACCCTGCACAAATAAACCAAAGATTAATGTTAGTGGTACAGACTTACTCAAATGCCAGTTATCATTAGCCATTACTCTTATCCTCTATCTGTGGTGTGTTAGCTAGTGATGTGGGATCAAATACGTCAAACCCCCTACTGTTAGCAAATGCTGCAGGACACCCTGCCCACTTATCTGCACATCCCTCAAGCCACTCTACTGTATGCTCATGCTCTGGGGCTTTGCCTTGTTGTACTAATTCGTTTTCCCAGTTAAGGTATGACATTACTTCTAGTTGAGCTTGGGCTGCATTGATACCTAAGTCAAACAAGTAGATCATGTTACCTTCGTCAATGATACCCTGTCGTGGTCTTGCACTGTTTAATGCTTGCTTCATACAAGTCATAATGTGGTAACGTGCTTCTTCTAGTTCGTAGTCTTCCTCAGTAAGTTCTGTCTTACCAATCTTTTTCATTAGGTTATCGTACTGATTAGTGAAGAAGTTCATCTTACGTACAGCACCTTGTACTGCGTTACGTGTACCTTCTAAGTGACCCTGTAGCTCTAGTATCTTTATCTCTAGTAGTTCACGGTCTAGGTCATCTTTACAAGTTTTAAGTTCAGCTTCTCTTTTCTTAAGCTTATTCTCTTTCTTGCGTAGTCCTATGTAGGCTTCCTGTAGTGCTGATCGTGTCTTGTCTATCTCAGCTAGTGTATGCTTAATGCTACGTATGGGTGTAATAGCTGTTACGTCTAGTGTAACTCCCATGAACTGACTGTGTGACTTGTGGAAGTTGCTGGTGGCCTGTGTAACTGCTGGCATCTTCTCAGCAATGTTATTAAGCATAGACTTATACTCAGGGGCAGCAGTAGGTAGTGCTTCGTTTAGTGTAGTAGTAATAGCTAATTCTGTAGACATTAGTAACTCCTTCTTAAAAAAGAGTTATACCATATTTTTAAAGTAAATGCAAGCACTATCCGTTAGACCATTGGGTATACCATCTACCATCAGAGTTTTTAAATGCACCATCACATACTGGCCCTGCCTTTGGTCCATCAAACACAACATCTATACCTTCACCATTAAGCCATGACTCTGTTAGCTCACCTTGTGCAGGTACATTATGTGGCCTACGTTTTCTAGTCTCATAACGAAACTCTTTCTCCGTAAGCAGTCTGCCTGTATCTCTGTATCTAAGTAATCCCATTTATACCTCTATGCTATTGCTAAGAAAATGTAGTCACCATCTTGAAAACTACCTGAGATCTGAAAACCTGATGCTAGTGGGTCTATATAATCTGTGTTAGTGACCTGTGCAGCATTAGTGTCAAGCAGAAAGTAAGGATCATTTCCTGCAATTATACCTCTAGTTGAATCCCACCAAAACCAACTCCCTGCATCATCAGTACGTTTAAGCATGACTACTCTAGCACCTGCTGAAAACCCACAGTTTACATCTGTTGAACTACCTGAGTGTGTTACTGATCCTACTTTAGAAACACCTGCTAGTGTTGCGAATAGGTAGGCTATATAGGTGTCTCCAGAAGCGTTTGTTCTGTCATGTGTACCAACAGAAAACACGGCTGAAGTAGGGGCGGTATTGTTCCAAATAGTTGTAACAGAATCTGAGTTAACAACAGCATTATCGTTTAAATTAAGATACTTATCGTTACCAAACCCAGCCCAAACTGTCCAATCTTCTGTAGTATTTCTAGCTTTTACCCACATCATTTCAGGAGCAACACCAAGGCTGTGAGCTTCTGTTTTTGCACTACCTGTTCCCGTGTATGCAACTACATCAAAATAGCCTTTGGCACGCTTCCACATATAAGCAAGTGCAGCATCTTCACCGTAAGCTTCTGCTTTGAAATATCCATTGTTAAAATCAAACGTAGCATCAGTTTCATCTGCTTCACGTGTAGTGGCATTAGTTGCCATTTTTGTAGCTTGGATTAATCTTGCCGCCACTAGCCATGTTCCTGATGCTAATGGTTTTTTTATGGCAAAGTCTACAGGAAAACCTGATGTATGATAAGGTGCAGCAGTATTTTCACCATCAATAGCAAACACCTCAGTAGCATCCGTTATGGTAGCCATGTTAGGTCTTCTGATTGCTACGTAGATAAAGTTTTGATTGTTCTGATTTAAAGCACCAGCGGTTGTATCAATACTCCACCCTTTTGCATTTAAACTAGCATAAGTTGTAGATGACTCTGCACTATTGGCGTTGGCGAACAAAGCTAGCTCATTATAACCAACAACCATTCCCCTAATAGCATCAAAAATGTGCCAAGCATCATCATCATCTGATTTCTTTACAAAAAGCCACTGAGGTTCCCAGCCTAAATCAATAACTGGCCCTGTAGCATTACCATTACCTGCATAATAACCACACTGGATCATAGAGTCATCCCCTGTTTCGTGGGCGAATAGGTAGGCTACATAAGTATCATTATTATTGTTAACGTGATTAAGAGTTCCTACACTAAAAAC